CTCGCGAACTTTTGCACTCCACAACCGCAGAGTTGTAGGAATTTCTACCCAGAAAAGAGAAGAAAATTCTCCCGAGTTCCAATAGGAAAACAGTCAAGCGTAAGCTCAACTTACGCGCGCGGGGATTTGAAACCTAGAGCCATTTCAGTGGCTTAGCGAAAACGTCCGCCAAGCGTCCGCCAAACGTTCGCCAAAAAACGCGCTCGGATCGCGACCTCTCTGCGCAACGCGCTGCGCAGATAGCGTTGCCCCGCACCACTCGGGGTGGAAAATGCGTTTCTGGTATCAAATCGGGATGCGTGAGGCGCTGGCAGGGGCGTACAGTCCGCCCGGCGGCTTCGTGCGGCTGTGGTACCGCTGTGGCCACACGGTCGGCCGGATCAGGCGGGAGCGGGCGGCGGTGGCGTGAACCCGGTCACGCGGCGACTGGGATGATGCGCAGGCCGAAGGTGCGGCGCGGCTCGATCGCGGCGTGGGCGGCTTGCAGGTGCTCGGCGGCGACGCGCAATTCCCAGCACATGGGCTCGATCTCGACGAACGTGCATTCGGGCGCGTCGCTGTAGGTGAACACGAACTCGGCTAGATCGCGTACTGTTAGCGCGGATACCATGGCGTCGAACGGCGACGGCGGCGGCAATTCGAACCCGTCACGGCGGAAGGTGAAGCGGCGATTAACAGGCAGTGGAGACCTCATCATGTCACTCTCGATTCTCAACGGTCCGGTTATTGCGAAGGGCGAGTCGTTGTCGGACGGCCTCGATTGCACCAGTGGCGAGATCGTGCGTCTGACCATGCCATCGCAATGGACCGGGGCGAATCTGACGTTCCAGATCTCCTCCGATGGCCAGGGCTACAACGATCTCGTTGACCTAGACGGCAAGGAGATCACGCTTGTGGTTGTTCCTGCGTCAGCCGTCGTCGTTGCACCACTAAGCGAGTATCTGAAAGCGGTGGCATATCTCAAGGTGCGATCGGGCACGCGCACGCATCCAGTCATCCAAGCAGACCGTCGCCAGTTTGCGGTCGCGGTGGAACCTCACGCTGAACAGGCACACAAGTAGTCCCCTGCCCGGGGTTCTCGGCTCGGCCGGGCTACACCGTCCTGGGCTTGGTTGACCGGGACGGCGGCGGGTCGGGGGGTCCCGCTAAGCGCGGTGCCGCATAGCCGACGCAGCGTTCCGCACCTGGATCAGTCATAGATCACGTGCGCCGCGAAGGATCGACAGCGACCGGACGTCTTTGCGGGCGATGCGTCCTTCATGTTCGAACACGTAATAACGATCGGTGATGCTGATCAGCCGGGCATCGAACTGGCGCCCGCTGTGCAGGATCACATGCAAGCGTTTGCCGACTGCGGCGGTGGTGTGTTTCACGGCTCGGCGCCGATCTCGTGGGCCATGATCGGGACCATCTCCAACGCCGCGTTGCTGATCATCTCGAGCTGCAGCTCGCGGATTCTGGTGGTTTGGGCAAGTGAGCCGACCACGACATGCCCGGCGAGGAACCGGGCGAGCAGCTGCACCAGCACCGCGCCTTGGACCTCTGGGCCTTTCCCGGCGAGCGCATCGAAGAATGGCGCCAGCTGATCGGCGATCGCCGCAGCGCGCGAGGCGACCGAATCGACGTCCTCGGTCATGGGGCGATCTCCATCGCGATGCGGACGTCGTCGGGCCAAAGCGAGCGCTCTGGGGCTAGTTCGGCGTCGCCGATCTCGTGCCATTGCTTGTCCTCGGAGAGAGCGGGCGCGATCAGGATCAGGCCTTCGCGTGAGGAGAACCGCAGGATTGCGGCTTTGCCTTCGGCCGCCCGGCGCTCGATGAACGCGCGCAGCTCGGCGTCCTGGCGCCAGTCATCGCGGCGACGCGGGTCGATCCAGATCTGCACCACTTCGATCGGGACGCCACCCTCGGGGCCGCTGCCGTCCTTGTGCACGTAGCGGATGAAGTCGGGCATCATGTCGATCACGTACCCGGCGCGATCGGGACGGCGCATCCCGGCGGTGTCGCAGTTGCTTAGCCACGCGCACGACCAGATGCGACAGCCGAACGGGCGCCGACCGTAGACGCTGCAGCCGGTGTGACGCTGATGCGGGCAGCGCTGGCCAGCGGGCTTGTCGAAGTCGCGCACCCAGCTAGGCGGCAAGCCGAGCGGGAATAGTTTGCTGATCTCCGGATAGCGCGCGAGATCGTCGCGCCCGGCCTGCATTGGGAGTAGACGGCAACAGAGCGTACAGCCTGAGCACTCGCGTTTCATTTTCCAGCTCATGGCCCTGGCATCGCCACCATCCTGGCCCGCAGCTCGCGCTCGGCACAATCCATGCATTGCATCGTCTGCGTGATGGCGCTCGGCCCGTCTGGATCTTCATAGACAACATCGGCTCGAACATATTGCTGTCCGGGCTCGATCTTCTTGCCGCAGCCGCAACGGTACCCGTTCCTCGCCTTGTGTTGATGACTGCGCACGACTCGATATTTGTCCATTTGCTGTGTCCTCTGTTTCATTCGTTCAGTGCCTTTGCAATGCGGTGCATCAGGTGGCGATCGGGGAAATCGAAAGTGGAGTCGACCTCTCCGCTGGTCATCGTCGCGAACACGGCGATCGGATACGGCATCATCGCGCGATGCAGGTAGGCTTTCGGCCCGCACACGTCGTAGACCTCGCGCAGCAATGCGCGCAGCTCGCTCGCTCGTGATAGGCCGTCGGCCAGCCCGTTGGCGTAGCCCATCCGTTCTGCGGGTCCGCGCATGTCATGAGGATTTGAAGTCATCGAGATCGCCCCGGCGTTTGAGCTGGTCAACAACATCGAGGATCTCTTCGCGCGTCAACTCCCATTCATCGTCGGCGATGCGGGCGATGCGCACCCACTTGAAGCTCTGATGCAATCGGATCGCCTGCAGGTCGTTGCCGAGCGCGTCGGCGAGTAAGGCGATCGCGAGCTGGGCAGGCCCGCTGCCGCCGTAACCCCAATTGAAGCCGGTCGGGGAATGGTTCTCGAGATCGAGGCGGATGCGCAGCGGCCGCTTGCGTGTGCCATCGATGCGCCAGACGTAGCAGACACCATGCTTGTCGCGCTGGCCGCGGTAGTGCGTCATTGCAGGTGCTTCCCGATGATCTTCCAGATCGTCGCGGTCGCGAACACCAACATCACCACGGCCATGCACAGCGCGAAGATGCGCTCGCCTTTGGCCTGCTGCAGCAGGGCCAGCATGAGGCGGTCATCGGTTTCCCGCGCGGCTTGCTCGTATTCGTCAATGTCCGCCATGTAGCGGCGCCACAGTCGTTTGATCATGGCTTGCGGCTCCGCTCGGCAATCTCACGCAGCTTCATCACCCAGCCGCGCGCGGTCTGGATTCGGACGAAACGCGGATCGAGAGCCATTTCGATCAGCTCCGCCTCAGTCAGTGCGCGCACCTTGAGATCGGCCTTGAACGCCATCACATAGCCGCAGCGAAAGCAGATCGTGTAGTCATTCGGTCTTGGCGCGGCCTCGGTCAGTGCGTCGGTGGCGCACGTGAACGGCGTCTTGCAATCGAGACAGCGATCGGCCGAGAGGTCGGTGGTTTTCATCACCCGCGGACCATAACCACTAAAGCTCCCCTTTATCAAGATGCCCGACATCATCGACATTTCTGGCCGGTTCAATCGGCCGACCGGCAAGAAGGCCGAAGACGCGCTGCGCATGCTCGAGGAGCTGGCGGGCGAGCGGGTGCCTTGGGAAGATGAGAAGTTGAAGCGCCGTTCCGACAAGGTCATCGCCTTTTGCGAAGACCTGACCGTCACGTCCGGGCCGTTGAGCGGCAAGAAGATCAAGCTTCGTGATTGGCAAAAAAAGTTCATCCGCGCGGTCTACGGCGTCGACAAGACCGGCAATCGCCGGGTGCGTACCGCGCTGCTCTCAATGGGTCGCAAAAACGGCAAGACCCAACTGGCTGCTTGCTTGGCGCTGTGCCATCTGTGCGGCCCGGAGCGGGAGAGCCGCGGCGAAGTCTATTCGTGCGCTAACGATCGCCTGCAGGCGAGCAAGCTGTGCAACGAGATGATTGCAATGATCGTCAATCATCCGTGGCTGGCGATGCGAACGCGGGTGCTGCGCGGCCGCAAGCAGATCGACGATCTGATCAGTGAATCGAGCTATCAAGCACTGTCGCGCGAAGCAAACACGAAAATGGGTTTGAACCCAAGCTTTGTCGTGTACGACGAGCTTGGGTCCGCCAAGGGTCGCGACTTGTACGACGCCATGGACTCTGCGCTCGGCGGCCGCAAAGAGCCGTTGTTGTTGGTCATCAGCACGCAAGCCGCCGACGACTTCGCGCCGATGTCGCAGCTGATCGACTATGGGCTCAAGGTTGAGCAAGGCGACGTGCAGGACCCGGCGTTTCATCTGACACTGTTCGCGGCGCCGGAGAACGCCGACCCCTGGAACCCGGCCAGCTGGGAAGCCGCCAATCCGGCGCTCGGCGACTTCCTCTCGCTCGAGCACGTGACGCGCATGGCCAAGCAGGCCCAGCGCATTCCGGCCCGGGAAAATTCTTTCAGAAATCTCGTGCTCAATCAGCGCGTCGCCGCCGAGACCCGATTTGTTGATCGCATCACCTGGAACGCGTGCGCTGGCGCCGCGGTGATTCCGCGCGGCGTGCATGTCTATGCCGGGCTCGACCTTGGCGCCACGCGCGACTTGTCGGCGCTGGTGATCGTCGCTGTTGACCCCAACGGGTTCTGGAACATCCAGCCGCATTGTTGGATTCCGGGGAAGGATCTCAAAGAGCGCAGCGATCTCGACCGGGTGCCGTACGAGGCTTGGGTGCGCGACGGCGCCATCATGCCGATCGGCGAAAGCACCGACCCCAAGGTGATCGCGCACAAGATCGCGCAGATCAACGGCATCACGCCGATTGATCTGCTGGCGTTCGACCGCTGGCGAATTGCTGATCTCAAACGCGAGCTGGATGCGATCGGCTGTCCGGTGGTGCTCGAGCCGTTCGGCCAGGGATTTAAGGATATGAGTGCCGCAGTTGATATTGTTGAACGGTTGCTGATTCAGAAAAAGCTCAGACATGGTGGCCATCCGGTGCTGCAATGGTGCGCGCACAATGCGGTGGTGGTGCGCGATCCGGCAGGCGGTCGCAAGTTTGATAAGGCGAAAAGCTCCGGCCGCATCGATGCGTTGGTCGCGGCGAGCATGGCGCTGTCGCTCGCGCTTACCCGTGCGCCGAGAGCGGTGGACATTGAAGCGCTGATCGGCTGAGCAAAGAAAAGCCGCGCCCTCGCACAGGGGACGCGGCCAGTCTAGGGAAGGCACGTCGCGTCGTTAGACAATGATCGGCGATTGTGGCTCAGCTTTGGCGGCCTTGCGGGCAGCACGCGCCGCCCTTTCCTCCTCGCGCGCCTTGTCGAGGCGGCGCTGGCTGCGCACCAGTGCCTTGGCGGCGTGGTCATGTTTGGTCACCGCTCGGAGCAATAGCCGGATCGCTTTGTCCTTCTGATCGGCCGCCTTGGTGAGGTCATTGACCAGCTTGGCGTGCACCTCGAGCGCACGTTCGAGATAGGTTTTCATCGTTGTCCTCGTTTGTTTGATCGTCAGGAAAAGTCCTGATCGATGTTGCTATTATAGCACAGCAACAAGTTGCTGATCGGCAAACAGGCGGCGGAGCAACAAGTCGGTGTTGATACGGTTGAGATTTTGCTGCGCGACTATGTCGCGATTTGCGGATTTCAGTTAGGTCGCGCCGATGCCGGATAGTCGGCGACAGATGTTCTGGTTCTGGCTAGTGTTGTTGATCCTGATGTGCATCTGGATTTTCATCATTGCCTACACCATGCTGCGCGAGGAAGAGCTACGCCATGGGTTACCGCAAACACTTCTGCATCCTTGGGGCGTCGACCATCCGTGACGGCGAGCGCATGTGCATCCCGCACCGACTCCAGTATGGTGAGCAGCCGCCACCGATGGCCAAGCCCGCGACGCCGAAGCCGCCGCAGGGGCCGCCGCTGATCATCAGCCCGCCGGATCTCGAGCAGAAAAAGCCGTACCGACTATGAGCAATCGCAAACCGAACGGCGCCGGTGGCATCACCACCTACGCGGCCAACATGCAGCGGATGGCCTCACTGCTCAGCGATCTCTACACGCCGATCGAGGTCGAGCATTGGCTGCAGGCCAAGCAGGAGCTGCTCGGCGGTCAGACCCCGGTGCAGCTCATTGCCGACGGCCGCGCCGCCGAAGTCGAGGAACTGATCTCAGCGATCAAAGACGGCGTTTTCCGATGACCCGGCGTCAGCGCATCGGTCTCGTCATCGTCATCGTCTTCATCGTGGCGATCGTGGTCGGCTTTATTTTTTCGCGCCAAGAGGAAAAGCAGGTGGTCGACAAGTGCACCGGCCGCGGCCTCGTGCCGTACGAGATCGAGCACACCACCGTCTGCCGCGAACCGGCGACCGGCCAGCTCTACGCGCCGCAATAGCCGAGGGGAGAGCCGCGCGCTGTGGTGCTTGCACCTTTGCCCTTCGGGTCGCGGATAGACCCGATAAACAGCGGCAGTGAAATCTGAGTGATCTGCAATGGCGATATTCTTTGGCGTCGACTTGCATCCGATGTGGATTGACGGCTTGCACGGCATCGCCGCATGGCGCGACGTGCCGGTCGAGAAATTGTTGATCGAGGCGGCGCAGAAGTTTCCGCTCGATATCCCGCACGGCGTGCGCGTCATGGTCAAGGAATTCTACAGCGACCGCAAAAACATCGGCTCGCGGCAGGTGCAGCGCGCCAATCAGCGCCGGGTCGCCGACATCGGCGATTCCGAGACAGCGCGGTTGCGCGATCTGGAGGCGAGCGTTCGGCGCCGCCAGCGCCGGGTGTGATGCGCGGTGTTTGCGCCATTCGACATTGCGTTGGGGCATGCGCCGGTGCAGGCCTTGCCGGTGGCGGCGACGGTCGCCATCGCGCCGCCCGACGACAGCGTCGACACCAACAAGGTCATCGTTCAAGGCACCGGCACCGTCACCTCGCTCGGGCCCGGGCCAGTGCCGCTGTACGGTCAGCCAGACGAAGAGGTGCCAACACCTTGGGGCGTGAACAAACAGGTCATCTGGATTCCCCAGGACGCGACGCATCCGATCGTCCTGGTCAACTCGCCGACGCTGCAGCTGCTCGGCAACGCTAACCGCAGCATCACCGTCAAGACGATCTGCGACTACAGCTGGGACCCGATCGCCCAGGCGTGGAGCGAGGAGAGCTTCACCGACACCACGCAGGCCAACGGTAGCGGCGGTGGTGGCAGCGGCACTGGCCCGCCGGGCCCGCAAGGTCCTGCCGGTCCTCCCGGGCCGCAGGGTCCGCAGGGCAACGTCGGCCCGCAAGGCCCGCAAGGCCCGCAAGGCCAGAAGGGTGATACCGGCGCAACCGGCGCCTCGGGGCCGCAAGGGCCGCAAGGTGTCCAAGGCAATCCCGGCGCAACAGGTTCAGCAGGTCCGCCGGGTCCGCAAGGCGTCCAGGGCAATGCCGGTCCAGCAGGTCCATCTGGTCCCGGCTATTTGGCGAATAGCACGACTTCATTAACGATTGCGACTGGAGCGCAAACACTGGTTACACAAACTGGCCTCGCTTACTTGCCGGGGGCCAGAATTAGAGTTGTGAATGCCGGTTCAGCAAATTGGATGGAAGGTGTCGTTACCGCCTATTCGATTGGTGGAACGTCACTTCAGTTCAACGTAGATACGATCAGCGGTTCTGGTACCTACGCAAGTTGGGACATCGGTGTTGCTGGATCGAAGGGCGCGACAGGTTCAACAGGTTCAACAGGTCCCGCTGGTTCTACTGGTCCGGCTGGGCCTGTTGGTCCCGGTTATCTAGCAAACAGCGCAACTTCACTTAACATTGCCACTGGCTCGCACACATTAACGACGCAAACTGGTCTTGCTTACATTAACGGTTCTCGGATTTTGGTTGCGTCGAGTGCCGCGCCATCAACAAATTGGATGGCCGGTATTGTCACCTCTTATGCAACGAGCGGGACATCGCTTGTATTCAATGCTGATACGATTGGTGGCTCTGGCACTTTCGCAGCCTGGGACATCAGCATCACCGGACCACAAGGCACACCAGGACCCGCAGGTTCGACGGGCGCTACTGGACCGGCAGGTCCGACCGGTCCGGCCGGTCAAGGCGTTCCGACCGGCGGCGCCACCGGTCAGGTTCTGACCAAGAATTCGTCAACTAATTACGACACAAGTTGGCAAACGGGAACAGGAGGTGGCACAGGAACCGCAGCCAATATCACACTCGAAGTCAGCCTTGCAGCAAATCAATCTGCAACTGCTGGTGTTTGGAACACTCATAAATATGATACCAAAGTTACTGATACTCAGACTGCTTACAGCACATCAACCGGTTTGTTCACGCCAACGGTTGCCGGTGTCTATGCGGTCAGTGCCTCGATAGCGATTGCTTTTGTCAGTGGTAATCCATTCGGTATTGCGATTGTTAAGAATGGTTCGCTCACAAATCCTGAGTCACAATCTGAACGTACATGGTCTAGCGGTACGGGAACTCAGCCACAGAGTTTATCGGCACTGATCTATTGCAACGGAACGACTGATACAATCAGTGTTCAGGGGTATCTGCCTGCAAGCCAGAATGCATTTCTAAGCTCGGCGAATGCTGGCTTCACGGTCAATATGGTGGCCGTCTTACAACAAGTTGGTGCAACAGGACCACAAGGTCCTCAGGGTAATCCGGGCCCTGCAGGATCAACCGGTGCAACAGGTTCAACAGGACCAGCCGGACCGGCTGGTGCTGATTCGACGGTTCCAGGTCCAGCGGGACCAGCCGGTTCTACTGGCCCCATCGGCCCCGGCTACGAAGCGACCAGCACCACGAACTTGCCGCTCGCGCGCGGGCCGATCACGATCGCGACGCAAGCGGGCTTGGCCTACACGATCGGCGCGCGGGTGCGGCTGGCTTCAAATAGCGCGCCGACGCAATGGATGGAGGGACCAGTCACCGCCTACAGCGGCGCATCGCTGTCGCTGAATATCGATCTACTCAGTACCGACATCTCGCCCTATCCGTTTCCGACGCTGCCGAATTATCTCGGCGGGCTCACGCTCTCGAACAACGCAACGACGCCTGCGACGGTTCTTAATATTGCCACCGGTTGTGCGACGTCGGATGACAACACGACGTCAATGCCGCTGGTGGCGACAAACTTCACCAAGAACTGCAACGCGGCGTGGGCGGTCGGGTCAGGTAACGGCGCTCTCGACAGTGGATCGGCTCTGGCAGCGTCGACATGGTATCATGTCTATGAGATCACACGCACCGATACCAATGTCGTTGATGTACTGATCTCAACCAGCGCTACGGCGCCAACGCTGCCAACAAACTACACGAAAAAGCGCCGCATTGGTTCGATCAAAACCGGCGGCTCGGCAGCTATCGTTGCTTTCACGCAGCTGCATGATGAATTTTTATGGACTTCAACAAGTTGGGACATTTCTAATTCATCACTTCCGGCATCACCGATTACATCAGGAACTTTGAATGTTCCGGCTGGAATTAAAACTGTTGGGATATTCAACGTTGTCGTGACAACTTCCACAGCCGGAGGGATTATCAGCTTATTTTCACCCGACCAAACAGCAATAGCGAGTTACTGTATGGGGATTGCAGCGACCAACTCGGGTGTCCAAGTTAGAATACGCACCAACACAACTCAGCAAATCGGCGTTCAGGCTAATGCTGCGGTGAGTGCTGGATTTTATATAGGCGCCGTTGGCTGGGTTGATAATCGAGGCAAATAATGCCGAGTGATTGGAACGTCAACCTTGCGGGTGAGCACGGTAGTCCGGGTTCGATAGGACAGACTGGCCCTGCTGGCCCTGCTGGTGGCGCTCCAATTCTGAATTATCTCGGCGGCCTGACGCTATCAAACGACGCGACCACGCCGACAACCGTGCTTGATATTGCGCCGGGCACGGCTTGCTCGGACGACGGCACGACGATGATGACGCTGGCAACAGCGTTCACCAAGAATTGCGCCGCGACTTGGGTTGTTGGATCAGGCAATGGTGGTCTTGGTTCTGCGGGATTAACGCCTAACACTTGGTATCATGTCTTTCTGATCTGCCGAACTGATACCGGTGTGGTTGACGTATTTATCGCGCCTTCGCTGACGCCAAGCCTGCCGACCAATTACAATGTGAAGCGCCGCATCGGGTCAATCAGGACCGCAGGGGGAGCAACTATCCTGGCGTTCTTGCAAGTCGGCGATCATTTTATTTGGGTCTCACATATTCAAGACTGGCCATCTGGTACTGTTTTCAGCAACACACTGACAGCATACGTGCTCACTGTTCCCACGGGCGTCAGGGTGATAGCTGAGATCGTTCTTCAATCATTATACAGCACGGCTGGATGGAGCAGAGTTCAGTCGCCAGACGATACCAACACTACTACGCTGCCGATCACCTTAGGACAGAACGTGGCCAACGTGCAGAACGGTGTGAACGTTTCCATCCAAACAAACACATCTGCGCAAATCATGGTGCAAGTTGATACGAATGGTCGATCGTCACTGCAAATCTTCACGTTTGGCTGGTTCGACAATCGCGGCAAATAGATTAGCGTCGGTCCATTCGCAGCCATCCACAGGCCGCCGCTGAGGGGCGGCGGGCGCGACGACTTGCAGTGGCGTCGCGTCCGTCGTTCGCCCGAAGGAAATGCGCGATGAGCGATGATCAGCAGCTGCCCAGCTTCACGCTCGAGCGCGGGCCCGATCCCTGGCACAAGCTGCCGAGCTTAGCGGCGCGTCTCGGTGTCCAGCCGTGCAGCGGGCCGATGGGCGGGCGCGTCATGCTGCGCACGCGCGAAGGCGCCACCTACGACGTGTTTGAACTGATCAACGCGCTGCTCGACCGGCTCGATCAGGCGGCTCAATATGAGCGATGACGTCGGCAAAGCCAACGCGCAAACCGAGTTCATGAACGATTGCGTGCCCTTCTTCATCGATGAGGGCAAGGATCAGGATCAGGCGGTCGCGATCTGCCTGCATCTGTGGGAAGGCAAACGCTGGCGCCTCGCACGGGCGCGCGCCGAGCAGCTGCAGGCGCAACGCCGTCACGCCGAGAACAAGGCCCGCTTTGCGGCGCTGCGCTATCAGCCGCATCCGTGGCGGGCGCTGCGGCACCGCGCCGAGCAGCTCCTGGTCCGCTTCGATCCGGATGAACCACGCGACGAAGACGGCAAATGGACCGACGGGGGCGGCGGCGGAGGTGATGGCAGCGGCGGCGGCGGCAAAAAACCAGCCAGTGAACCCAAGCCCGCCGTTCCCGCGCATGCAAACCCCAAGGTCAGGGAGATCATCGACAAGGTGCCCGGCGCGCAAGCCGCGATCGACCGCGCCGTCGACAAGCTCGCGAGAGGCAAACCCAGCGACGCCCAGGTCAGCGACGGCGGCTACAAGCGCTCGGATGGCCTCTACACCGCGCCACGCCAGAAGGTGCACGCCGAGATCCTGGAGAAGATCTTCACGCCGGAGAAGATCGCCGCCGCCACGCCCAAGCCGGGCGAGAAGCCGACCGCGCATCTGCTCGGCGGCAGTGGCGGTTCCGGCAAAGGCTGGTTCACGAAGGCGGACGGCACGGTGCGCACCGACAATGCGATCTATCTGAATTCCGACGACATGAAAGCGATGCTGCCGGACTACAAGGGCTGGAACGCACCGCTGCTACATGAGGAATCGAGCGAGCTGCTGCGACTGACCGAGAACATCGCCACGGCCAAAGGCCTCAACGTCATCATCGACGGGACGATGGGCAAATACGACGGGCTGGCGAAGCGCATCGATCGCTACAAGGACGGCGGCTATCGGGTCGAAGGTCACTTCATGCGGGTGACGCCGGAGACGTCAGCCACGCGCGCGCTGCAGCGGTTCGTGCGCGGCGGCGAGAGCGGCCGCTACGTGCCGCCGGAAATGCTGCTCGCGCATCCGGCGACGGCCAACTTCGAAAAAGCGCGCAGCAAGATGGATGCCTGGGAGATGTACGACAACGAGGGCACCAAGCCGAAGTTCGTCAGCCGCGGGTGAATCACGCGGCCACCGCGATCTCGGCGATGAATGTCTTGCAGCTCCTGCAGTTGATCGTCAGCGTACCGGTGCGCTTGTCATAGTGCGCGGAGACACCGCTGGCAGGATGGCAGCGCGAATGCAGGTACAGCACGGTGTGGTCATGGCCGCAGTCGGGCATGCCGCAGCCCATTGAATCGAGCTTCGCGCGCGTCAACGGCTTCATTATTGCGACCTCATGCAAATGTCGTCAGTTTGAGATAGAACTCAATCGTGATGCGAGTCAGTACACGTTGCGCCTCGCACTTTCCTCCGCTCGGTTGTCCTCCCCTCGATGGAGGGGCACTAACCGCCAACTTCAGGGAGGTTCTAATCTCCATGTTCAAGCGGTCGGTGGCCGTGGCCTGGATCGGATAGACGCGGGCCGCCCTTTCGCCTCCTCGCATGAACTCGTAAAGAGCCGGACGAACGATGTGTGTCGAGGGCAGGAGCGATACGAAGTTCTTGAACACCACCTGGGGGCTGTATCCAGGCCAGGGAACTTTCTTGGCGTGAAGGCCTACCCAGGATAGTTCGTTCCCGCAGAGTGCAATGACGCAGTCGTAGTCCCGGTCCCTGACCCTACCCGTGCAGTCATTGACGCCAAAGACGCCGGTATGTCCCGGATCATTTAGGTGGGTCTGCTTGTAGATCAGTGCGTGCATGTTCTTCTCTGTATGCCCAGAACGTCATTTGCGCCTCAGCCACGCAGCGCGTCGGCGACGCGCCCTTGTTGGCGCTCAGTGCTGAACTTCGCATTCATGGATCGTGAAATACTCGCGTCCATCAAGCGCATCGAAGTACGCGTCGGCCAGTTCTTTCGGATCGGCCGGACGCGTGCGGGTGTTACCGATTTCGCGGTCCCACCCTTCATCGGCAATGAGCTGGCGTGCCGTTTCCGCCGCTTGCGCGCTGGCATAGACGGCAACATTGCTGCCGTGCTTGTGCTCGTAAAGGCCCACATAAACCTTCATCATTGTAACATCTGATATTCAATTGATCTTCCGCTCGCCGAGTTGCTTCTTGATCTCTTCGTGGCAGGTGATCCGGACCAAGCTGATCAGTTTCTCGGTCAGATCATCGGCGTCGTCACCGAGGTAGTAGCGCACAGCGATCTTGACGGCGGTCACCAGCAACGCGGGGACGGCATCATCGGGCTCGAGCGATGGCCGCTCGGTCAGCCAAGAGATAAGCTCATTCGTCAACGCTTGTGCGGCTTCCGGGCTGGCCATAGGTTACCTCGGTGTCGGTTGCTGCATCTGAATAACGATCGGCGGTGGTGTCTGCTGTCCGATCTTGTATCCAACGAAACCGGCTATAACGCCTGTGATTGTTGCTATGACACCAACGACGATTGCGATGTTGCGCGGTGTTTCCCAGCTGACCTGCTTGCGACGAAGTTGAACGTCCATAACTAACAGTTCTAACTTAGGCTCTGGTTCGTTTTGCGGCTGTGCCATCACTTTTTCGGTTTCAGTTCGGGCTTGCTCTTCGCGTATTTGTCGTACAGTTCCTGGAACGCCGCGGGCACCTCGCCCGGGTCCCAATCGCTGTCGAAGTTTTCGAGCGGAATCGGATTGCCGTTGCCGTCGACGTAGCCACTCGGCTTTTTGTCTTTGTCGTCACTCATGTGAAGTCCTCCGCTGTTAAGTTATGCTTTACCATGTAGTCTAGCACCTTGGCAATGAGCGGCGGCACTGGCAGCTCGCCGAGCGCGTAACGCCGCACGGTGCGCGGATCGATCGCGAAGAAAGGCGCCGCGGTTCTCTGGGTGAGCCCGATCTGTTTAAGCGCGCGACGGAACTGCTTGGCGTTCATGCTGTGATCTCCTGAAAAGGGCGGCCGTGATAACCATCGAGGAACGCACACAGCTCGGCGGCGTCGTAGCGTTTCAAACTGATGACGTACCACGCCAATGGATGCGCGACCGCGCGCACCCGGCGGCCGCGCCAGTACGCCCGCCGCGCGGGCGAGACCAAGCCCGCTTCCGCGAGCTTGGCCCGATACTCGGCCATGGTCTGTTCCATCAGGCACCGTGAACGGCCTGATACTTGGCGGCGCCGACCTTCTCGGCTTCCGCCTTGACCGCTTTGCTGACGCCGGGAAAGCGCACGACCTTGCCGTCGCCGCCGATCTTGAATGAACCGCGCCGCACAACCGGATCGCCGACCCAGTCGGGGTGATCGCCAAACCCGCGCTTGACCGCTTCGGCCTTGCGCTCTTCGTCGCTCAACTTCTTGACGGTCTTGAACACCGTGCCGGTGATCGAACCGTCGTCGTGCTCGACCCGCGACGTTTCATAGAAACCGTCCGGCAAACCGTTGCTCGAGCGTTCGGTGGTCCCGCGCCGGGCGATCTCGCCTAACGCCTGGAAAACGTAACCGGCTTTCGCCGCGTAGCTGTAACCCATTGTGTCCTCGTTTCAGTTAGTGGTGGTAGTTGCTGCTCACTCGATCTCCATCGGCAACCCGACGCTTTTACGCAGCGCTCGGTAGCGAGGTTCGGCGAGTTGTTTGCGGAGTAAATTACGTTCCGCGTCGATGTGCTTTTGCGCGTAGGCAACCGCCTCTTCGCGCGTGGCAAAAGCGATGCCCTTGGCCGGGTTCCAAGTGTGGAACCTGCTGATCCGATCCGGCTGGTCATAGTTGATGACGGGCACATAAGGATAAGCGGGGTTGCGTCCGCGTTTGGCGGCCGACGCGCGGCCATACCAACGCTCAGCGGCAATGGCCTCGATCGCAGTCATCAGTTCAACGCGGTTCATCTCGAATTCCTGGTGGGGGTGTTCCGGCGAGACCCCCTCACGCCGCCCGCCAGCTCCGCTGCCGGGTCCGGGCCACCGCCGTCGCGGTGGCAATCGTCGTTAGCGGGCGAACCGGCCGCGCCAGTACTGCAAGCTGAGATAGTGGCGGTGCGTGTGCAGCCATCCGGCCGCATAGCCGCGCCAATACTGAAATCCTTTGGGGCTCATTTCTCTCTCTCCTCTACGTCCTTAATATAGGGCATGGCGCCCTATACGCAAGTCTTGCGGCAACGATGCCGCACGTATCCCCATACCTATGGAGGCGCACATGCCCATGAAGCCGCACAAGGGCGAGAGCCAGGACGATTTTATGAAACGCTGCGTGCCCGACATGATGGGCGACGGTAAGCGTGAGCAGGACCAAGCCGTTGCCGCCTGCATGACGATCTGGCGCGACGACAAAGGGCAGAAGCAACCCGAGGGCAAAGACTTTGCCGACCCCGGCTATCGCGCCGACGGCCGTAAGCGCTATGTGATCGACACCGCCGATCAGGTGCGCGCGGCGTGGCACAACATTCATCGCGCCGGTGAGATCTACACCAAGGCGCAGGAGGAGCGCATCAAGGCGCGCATCATCTCCGCCTGGAAAGTGCTGATCGACAAGGCCGGGCCGCCCGACCTGGGCGATGCCAGCAACCGCGCGGCGTTGCGCCAGCAAGTGGTGACGGTCAGCAAACAGAATGTGCCGGAAGTCGACGAGGACGAAAGCCACGACGACTACATCGAACGCTGCATGTCAGAACTGGACGACATGGCAGACGACGATGCCGAGGAAGCGTGTCAGCTCGCCTGGGAAGAGAACAGCGACAACGGCCGCAGCGGCGAAGCAGTGGTGTTGCACAAGACCTTGGCGACGCCGAGCACCGGCATGGAGTTCGTTCTCTCCGATGCCACGCCCGATCGGTTCGGTGACGTGATCGATCCGAAGGGCTGGAATATCGAGGCGTTCAACAACAACCCGATCGCCTTGTTCAATCACAATACTTCGTTCGTTATAGGACGTTGGAAGAACTTGCGCGTGACCGACAAGGATCTGCGCGGCGATCTCGAGCTGGCGCCCAAGGGCACCAGCGACCGCATTGATGAGATCCGCAAGCTGATCGAGGCCGACATTCTGCGCGCGGTCAGCGTCGGCTTCCGACCGATCGAACACGCGCCGATCAATGTCAAAGACCCGTGGAGCGGCACGCACTACACCGCGCACGAGTTGGTCGAGACCAGCGTGGTTGCTGTTCCAGCAAATCCTAATGCGCTGGCGGTGGCGAAGAGCTTAGGCGTTTCTGGGAATACGTTGCGCATGGTGTTCGGCGAGCATGCCGACAAGGGCACTATCGTGCAGCGCGAGTATCGAGCGCAACGGGGCGAGCACGCCGACATACCAAAGCGCGAGACGACGACCAAACAAACTGGCGAGCATGCCGATCCCCAACAGACTGGAGCACAACGGAGGACTCCCATGTTGCTCTCGCAGCGAATTCAGGAAGCCGAGAAGGGCTTGCTGGCAATGCAGGATCAGCTCGATGGTCATCTCGAGACCATCGATGACAACGATCCGACCGAAGAGCAGATGGCGTTGACCGAAGATCTGACGGCGAAGATCGAGGCCAAGCAACGCAATCTGCAGAACCTCAAGAACATCGAAGCCAAGAACGGCAACAGCGCGATCGACACTTCGACCGCGACGGCCGTCGCTCGGCGTAGAAACAGCAACGAGATCCGGCTTCCGGCCGAGCTGGCCAGCCGCCCGTCCAAGAAGGCTGATCCGCTCGACTACATCGTGCGCGCCGCCATCGTCCGCGCCAAGTCGAAGATCGAAGGCATCAGCATCGACGACATGCGCCGCAAGATCTATGGCGAGGACGAAGCCACCCGCTTCATGACCGATTATGTGCTGAAGGCGGCGACCGCTCCGGCGGAAACCACCGTCACCGGGTGGGCGGCGGAACTTGTTCGCACCGTGTGGGCCGCATGGATGGACGTCCTGCTGCCTGTGTCGGTGCTGCCGCGGCTCTCCGCGATCGGCATGGGGTTGACGTTCGGTCAGAACGGCCGCATCGTCATTCCGACCCGTTCGCTCACGCCATCGATTGCGGGTTCATTTGTTGGTGAAGGTCAACCAATTCCTGTTCGGCAGGGCGCCTTCACCTCGCAGACGCTGACTCCCAAAAAGCTTGCGGTCATAACTTCCTGGACCAAGGAAATGGAGGACTTTTCCATTCCAGCAATTGAGGGTCTTCTGCGTCAAGCAATTATCGAAGACACAGCCATGTCGCTCGATGCAGTGTTGTTGGACAACAATCCAGCAACAGCAATTCGGCCGCCCGGCTTGCGCTCGTACGGTGCTGGCCTCACGCCGAGCGCCGATCCGAGCGGGTTCGTCAACTTCGTCGCCGACTACAGTCAGCTCTACGGTACATTGTTGACGGCGACCAGGGGCAACGTGCGCCGCGCGGTAGTTCTGCTCAATCCCGAGGAGACACTCCGCCTGAGCATGGTGCAGCCACCCGGTGCCGCGACAACGCTGTTCCCGTTCATGGCGATGCTCGAGAACAACCGGCTGATCCGCGCTGATGTTGTTGAATCGGCGACGGTGCCTGCGGGCACAGTGATCATGTTGGACGCTGCCGACTTCACCACAGCGGGTGCTGAAGGTCCGCGTATGGACATTTCGGACACTGCGACTCTGCATATGGAAGATACGGCTCCGGCAGATATCGTGTCGGGTCCGGCGGGCACACCGGTCGCGGCAACGCCAGTCAAATCGATGTGGCAGACCGACAGCCTCGCGCTCCGCATGATCATGCGCCTCAACTGGTTGATGCGTCGACCGGTTGTCGCCTGGATGACCGGCGTCGCTTGGTAAAGCACGGAACGTGTTGAGCCTCGCGGGAATTGTGCCAGCACGAAGCGACGTGCTTCAAACTGTCGGGGCGACTGTAAGCGCCCGGCACAAGTCCCAAACTAAACAGGATATGGAGAACGACCATGGCAGACCAGCATCAGCAGCGGACACAGGACCGCAAGCAGCGGCTCGAGGACGATAAGCAGCGCGTCAATCAGGATCGCGAGCAGCGCTACAAGGAGCAGGAAGAGCAGCGCGCGTCGCATCGCGGCACGCCGACGCCGACCCAGGAAGAGAACGACTTGCTCAACCTCGGGCATCATGTCGAACTGGCCAAGGATGGCTCCGAGGAAGATCGCAACGTCGGCTTCACCCAGCGCCAACTCGAGGGCGAACGCGGCAGCGAACGCGGCGGTGATTACAAGACCCGGCGTTCCGAACCGCAGCAACACGGCGGCTCTGGCTCGCAGCACCGAGAGTCGCAACCATCATCGCAGCCGCACACGCAGCAGCCGCATACGCAGCACACGTCGCCGCGGCCACCTGAGAACAAGTAAGCGACGACCATGAACCTGCTCGGCAGATTCTCACGGACCTGGAAAGCCCCGGTCGCGAAAGCGGCCGAGGGCGAATATCGTCCGGGCCCGTATTATTTGCCGATCACGCACGGCTGGTTGCCTGCCGAAGTCGGTAATTCAATCAATTGGTGGCAACTCGGTTACGACCCGATTTTGGCGGGCAGCAAGCTCGCCATCATCGAGGCGTGCGTGAGTGCGTATTCGCAGACTCTGGCCATGTGCCCAGGGGACCATTGGCGTAGTCTGGCCAACGGCGGGCGCGAGCGCGTCACCACGTCGGCGCTCTCGCGCATTCTGCGCAAGCCCAATGACTATCAATCCATTTCCGATTTGATGTTGAATGCGGTGCGCCAGCTCTACCTCGAGGGCAACGCTTATCTGTGGTGTCCGCGCAACGCCCGCTTTGAGATCCAGGAACTGCACCTGATGGATAACCGCTACTCGCGCGCCCTGATCGACGGCGAGGGCGAGGTGCATTACCAGCTCGGCGGCAATGCCATCGTTCTGAACCGGTTCGGCACGTTACTGTCGCGTGTGCCGTTGCGTGATGTGCTGCATATCAAATTGCACTGCGATCAGCTGCGCGATCCGCTGCGCGGCGAAAGCCCGCTCTGCAGCGCCTATCTCGACGTCGCTACCGGCATGTCGATCCGCGCCCAGCAAGCGAAGTTCTATCAAAATCAGGCCAAGCCGGGCACCGTGTTGTCGACCGACCTACAACTCGACAAGGATCAGGTGTCGGCACTGCGCGATCGCTGGAATGAGCAAACCTCCGGCGCTAATGTCGGCGGCACGCCGATTCTCACCAATGGACTGAAGCCGCTGGCGCTGCCCTACGCCGCGTTTCGCGATGCGCAGATGGCCGAAGTGCTGAAGCTGTCCGACGCTGACATCGCCATGGCGTTCCGCGTGCCACCCGCAATTCTCGGCATTGCCCAGGGGCCGCGCGAGACCGAAGCGCTGATGCAAAGCTGGATCGCCTCCGGGCTCGGTTTTTGCTTGAACCACGTCGAGGAAGCGTTCGGTCTCACCTTCGAGCTGAAGGGGGTCCCGGACGAATACGTGGAGTTTGACACCAAAGCACTTCTGCGGTCAGCTTTTGTGAACCGCATCGAAGGTCTGACGAAGGCCGTCATCGGCGGCGTCATGTCGCCGAACGAGGCAAGAAACTCCGAGGATCTTCCTAATACACCGTTTGGAGACGAGCCGAGGGTTCAACAACAAGTGGTCCCACTCAGTCAGGTGGGTAAAACGCCTGCAGCTCCCGCCGCTCCGCCCGCGCCGACAGCCCCACGGCCGCCGCCGCCAAGCAGGAGCTTATTTGATGGACAACGAGACGCCTACGTTCGAAGCATGCTCAACCGATCCAAACAGATCGAACGCGAGTATCAGCGACGCATTTCAGGAGATGTTGTTTGAAACCGGCGCGCATGTCATCGCCGAACTGCGCCGCGACTGGGCGCGCGAGATGGAAGTGTTGCGGGCGCAAAGCCGCGAGACCATCGCCACGCTGCGCGCCGAGCTGATCCAGCTGCAGCATCAGTTTGCTGCTGAAGTCACCGCGCGACTGCATGACGTTAAGGACGGTGAGCCCGGCCGCAACGGCGCCGACGGCGCTCGCGGTCTACCCGGCGACCGCGGCGAGCGGGGCGAGATCGGGCCGATCGGGCCGCAAGGCCTGCCCGGCGAACCCGGACGTAACGGTGAGCGCGGCCTATCCGGGGAACGCGGCGAGCGCGGTCTGCCCGGCGAGCGCGGGGAGCGCGGAGAGATCGGGCAGCAAGGTCTGCCCGGCGATCCGGGTCGCAATGGCGAACGCGGTGAACGCGGGGAGCCGGGGTCGATCGGCGCCATCGGACCGCCGGGATTGCCTGGACCAGTAGGGCTGTCAGGTGAGCCCGGCCGTAATGGGGAGCGGGGCGAGCGGGGACCGATCGGCATCACCGGCCCGCCCGGCGAGCAGGGTGGGCCAGGGCCTCGGGGCGAGCGCGGGGAACCGGGTGAGCCGGGCCGCAACGGGGAACGCGGTGAGCGCGGCCTTGATGGCGGACCAGGGCCACAAGGTCAGCAAGGCTTACCCGGCGCCAGCGGCGAGCGGGGCGAGCCTGGACGTAACGGAGAGAGGGGCGAGATCGGCCCGCAAGGCGCAGCCGGACCCGCCGGATCGCCAGGAGAACGGGGCGCCAGCGGCGAGCGCGGCGAGCCGGGCCGTAATGGCGAG